ATCGGGCAATGCCAAAGTATGGGGCGATGCCGAAGTATGGGGCAATGCCAAAGTATCTGATCTTGAGGATGTTATTGTTTTTAAAAACCACTGGTCAAGTGGACGGCATTTTACCTACACACGATCTAATAAAATGTGGAAAGTAGGCTGTTTCTACGGAACAGGCCAAGAACTGATTGACAAAGCTTATCAGGACAATGACAAGTCAGGCAATTATTACAAAGCATATGTGGAATTTGTAGAAAAATTGGAGGCAGCAGATGAGCTTAAAAGATCTTAAAAGATTAGCGCTTTTACAAGCAATCGCAATCGTACTATTGGTCATCGCTGGTGTGCAGACGATTGACAAGCAGAACCAGCAAATACGTGAGCTGCAGGAGCAGATAAAAGACAATCGCGATAGTATTCGCGTGCAGGCTGACACGAATCGAAGACAGGAAGTGATGGTCAATAAATTCAACCAAATGTACTATGAGTTTCAGCATTGGAAAGCGACAGGAGAAACGGATTTTCCGGGAGGATGAGAAATGCAAATCGAAATGATCTTAGGAATTGCTTTACTAGTCAGCGTTGGTCTGCTAGTGACGAATATGATAATTAGTACAGCAATTATCAATCGCCTGAAAGAAAAAAATAATTATTATCGTAGCGCGAAATATCGCTTGGAAATGTTTGAGCAAGAATTAGCCTTGCGAAACCAAAAAATGAAGACTGGAGAATAACAATGGTCACAATCAATAAACTGGAAATCGAAAACGTTAAGCGCGTGAAAGCAGTCAAGTTAGAGCCGTCAGCGACTGGCTTGACAATTGTCGGCGGAAATAACAACCAAGGCAAAACAAGCGTACTGGACGCGATTGCTTGGGCGTTGGGTGGTAACAAGTACAAACCTAGCCAAGCACAACGAGAAGGTAGTACAATTCCGCCTAGCCTTAAAATCACGCTATCAAACGGATTGATTGTAGAGCGCAGTGGGAAGAATAGCACGCTTAAAGTCATCGACCCGAGTGGCAACAAGGCTGGTCAAAACTTACTGGATAGCTTCGTGGAAGAGCTAGCTATCAACTTGCCGAAATTTATGGAGCAGACTAGCAAGGAAAAGGCAAAAACCTTATTACAAATCATCGGAGTAGGTCCGCAGTTGGCTGAACTGGAGATGCAGGAAAAGGCCAAGTATGACAAGCGCCATGCAATTGGTGTGATTGCTGACCAAAAAGAAAAATTTGCTAAAGAGCAACCGTACTATCCAGATGCACCGAAAGAACTAGTCTCTATCGCTGAACTTATCCAGCAACAGCAAGCCATTCTTGCCAAAAATGGCGAGAACGCCCGCAAGCGCCAGAATTTGGTTGCTATCCAAAATAAACACGACTCAGCAACTGCAGAAATTGAACGACTGGAGCAATTGCTGGCCGATGCTAAAGAAAAAGAAAGTCAGTTGGCTCAAGACTTGGCTATCGCAAATACCGATGCCATGGACCTTCTCGATGAATCGACTGAAGAAATCGAAAAGAACATTGCAGAGATTGACGAAATCAATCGTAAAGTGCGTGCTAATCTGGACAAAGATAAGGCAGAAGAAGATGCTAAAGGTTATCGTGAGCAATATAAAGAGCTGGACAATGTGATTGCTGACATTCGCAAGCAGAAGACAGATTTGCTTACTAACGCAGACTTGCCATTGTCTGGCTTATCCGTGGACGATGGAGAATTGCTCTATCTTGGTCAGCGTTGGGATAATATGTCAGGTAGCCAACAGTTACAAGTGGCTACAGCTATTGTCCGCAAGCTTAAGCCGGAATGCGGATTTGTGCTGATTGACAAGCTGGAGCAAATGGATCAGCTGACTTTACAAGAATTCGGTGCATGGCTAGAGCAAGAAGGTTTGCAAGCAATTGCGACTCGTGTATCAACAGGAGACGAATGTAGCATCCTGATTGAAGACGGGTATGGTGTTAAACCGGTAGAATTTGCAAACGCCGCTCAACAAGGACACGCTGAAACAGTCGCACCAACATGGCAAGGTGGATTTTAAAAATTAAAGGAGAACAATCATGAAGAAAACAGAAAAGATTATCGTATTGAGAGATAAGAAAGATGGAGCTTATCTAAAAAATTACAAAAGCAATGATAATACAATGGCTTGCACATCAAAATGGACAAATGAAATTCGAGAAGCAGCATATATGCCAGTAGAATTTTTCTACAGTGATGAGGAGCGAAACAATAAATTGGCTGATTTCTTTGGCGCAGAACCGCTTCTTGTAGAAGTAGAGTACACAATCAAAAAACTGGATGGTTCTGAACCCGAAGATTTAGCAGATAGAACCGAAAAATCAAAACGTGAGTCGTTCAAGAAGTTTCTCGACATGTTAGCCAATGGATTGGAGGATGACTAAACATGCAAATCACAAGAGGAAAACGGGCGCGAGCTCAAAAGGTAGTTATCTACGGTCCTGAAGGAATTGGCAAGTCTACGTTTGCTGCTGAATTTCCAAATGCTGTCTTCATTGATACGGAAGGCTCGACAGATAACATGGATGTAGCTCGATTAGACAAGCCGACCAGCTGGACCATGCTCATCAATGAGATTGCTTTTATCAAGGCCAATCCAACCGAGTGTGGAACCTTGATCATTGACACAATCGACTGGGCGGAATCCATGGCAGTCGCCGATGTCTGCGCTCAGCATGGCAAGAAAGGGATTGAAGATTTCGGCTGGGGCAAGGGGTACACCTATGTCCAAGAAGAAATGGGGCGTTTCTTGAATAGTCTATCTGACTTAGTCGATATGGGAATTAACGTTGTATTGACTGCGCACGCTCAAATCAAGAAATTTGAACAGCCAGACGAGATGGGTTCTTACGATCGGTACGAGCTGAAGCTTGGTCAAAAGACAGGATCTAAAACCGCTCCGCTAGTCAAGGAATGGGCAGATATAGTCCTATTCGCCAACTACAAAACCTTGATCATGACGACCGATAACGGCAAGAAGAAGGCACAAGGTGGTGAGCGCGTGATGTACACTAACCATCGCCCCGCTTGGGATGCCAAGAATCGTCATGGATTGCCTGATGAAATGCCGTTCCATTACGCAGGAATTGCTCATATCTTTGCAGGCCAACAAGTTCAGACTCAACAGGCACAACCGCAGGCAGTCGCTCCAGCGCCTCAGGAAGCCACGCCGCAGCCACAGCCGACACAAACGGAATTGCCAATTGACATGTCGCAAGTAGCAGCTAAACCACAAAATAGCGTCCCTGAAGAACCACGGGTACAAGCTGAGCCAACGCAACCAACACAATATCATGCGAGTTTACCAAAGGGCTTGACAGACCTCATGTCTCAAGGCAACGTGACAGAAGAAGAACTTCAAAAAGTCGCTTACATCCGCGGGCACTTCCCACTGGGCACACCAATCGAAAACTTCCCGCCTGATTATTGGGATATGATTGTATCTCATTGGCAGGCGACCATGGAAGTCATCCAAAATCAAGTACGAGCTGAGCCAGATTTGCCCTTCACGATGTAGATTCTGGGAGTTAGAAATCATAGCAAAATATAATAAAAATTTTAGAAAATAGAGGAAAACCAACATGACACAACAATACAATAACTTTGATCACGAAATTGGCTGGGAAGATACAATTGAAAAAGATTCGGATTTCGTCCTGTTGCCTGACGGATTGTACCACTTCACGGTCGTTGGCATGGAACGTACACGCCACACACCAAATCCACAAAATCCAGGGAAACTACCAGCGTGTAATAAGGCTATCGTCAGCATCAAAATCGTGGCAAATGAAGGTGAAACTGAACTGCGCCACAATCTGTATCTGCATAGCTCAACTGAAGGAATGCTATCTGCTTTCTTTGCTGCGATTGGTCAGAAGAAAAAAGGTGAACCGCTTCGCATGAACTGGAATACCATCATCGGCGCAACTGGTGTATGTAAGGTCGGAACTCGACAATACAACGGAAATAACTACAATGAAGTTAAATCCATGCTCTATCCCGAAGATGTAGATTATACGAAAGTATTGAACCAACAACCCGGACAAGCTACACAAGGAAGCTACCAACAATCGCAGCAGCCAAACTTTGCGCAACAACCGCAAGCACAAGCTGGATACCAAGCCGGGCAATTTTAGGAGGTAAGGGATGCAATTAAGACCTTATCAACAGGAAGCACGGGAAGCTGTTCAAGCTGAATGGGCTAAAGGTCGCAAGCGCACGCTCTTAGTATTACCGACAGGATGCGGGAAGACAATCGTCTTTTCTAAAATCATTGAAGACCAAGTGAAAGAGGGCAAGCGGGTGCTTGTCCTTGCTCATAGGTCAGAGCTTTTGGAGCAGGCTAGCGATAAGCTCAAAACAGCGACAGGGCTCGGTACTGCCTTGGAAAAAGCAGAGAATACTTCTATCGGTTCATGGTATCGCGTCGTCGTTGGATCAGTTCAGACCATGCAGAGAGAGAAACGACTTAGTCAATTTCCTCCCGATTGGTTTGATACGATTGTAGTTGACGAAGCTCATCACGCTATTTCAGATGGCTATCAGCGCGTCCTTGGATACTTCGAACAGTCCAATGTCCTCGGGGTAACAGCGACCCCAGACCGTGGAGATATGAAGAATCTTGGTTCTTACTTTGAAAGCTTGGCCTACGAGTATTCACTAGTTCAAGCTATTAAAGAAGGCTATCTGTCAAAAATTAAAGCTCTGACAATTCCGCTTAGCTTAGATTTATCAAATGTCAGCATGTCAGCGGGTGATTTCAAGGCAAGCGATGTAGGGACGGCACTAGACCCATATCTAGAACAAATAGCAGACGAGATGGTTAAGCAATGTGCAGACCGCAAAACAGTGGTGTTTCTACCATTGGTCAAGACTTCACAGAAGTTTCGCGATATCCTAAACGCAAAAGGCTTTCGCGCTGCTGAAGTCAACGGCGAGTCCAAGGATCGAGCGGAGGTACTGCAGGACTTTGAAGATGATAAATACAACGTTCTATGTAACTCTATGCTCTTAACTGAGGGATGGGATTGTCCGTCCGTAGACTGCGTGGTAGTGTTACGACCTACTAAAGTGCGGGCGCTGTATAGCCAGATGGTAGGGCGTGGGACTCGCTTGCATCCGGGCAAGGAAGAGCTGCTCTTGCTCGACTTCCTCTGGCACACAGAACGCCACGAGCTATGCCGGCCAGCTCACTTGATCTGTGAGACTCCAGAAGTCGCTCAGAAAATGGTTGAGAACATGGAAGAAGAAACGGGTGTCATGCTTGATCTTGAAGATATGGAAGTTAAGGCAGCCGAGGATGTTGTCGCTCAACGTGAAGAAGCCTTGGCCAAACAATTGGAAGAAATGCGCAAACGCAAACGCAAGCTAGTAGATCCGTTGCAATTTGAGATGTCTATCCACGCTGAAGACTTGTCGAACTACGTACCCAATTTCGGATGGGAGATGGCGCCTACTAGTGATAAGCAAATTAAAGCACTTGAGAAATACGGCATACTTCCTGATGAAATCGGCAATGCTGGAAAGGCTGCGTTATATTTAGATAGACTACATAAACGACAATCAGAAGGCTTGACGACGCCGAAGCAAATTCGTTTCCTGGAAGGCCGTGGCTTCAAAGATGTGGGCATGTGGCAATTTGACCACGCTAAAAATATGATTGATCGTATCGCTGCAAACAGCTGGCGATTACCAGCAGACGTGCAACCAGCTGAATATGTACCGGGGTGATGTATGAAATCTCTTTTACGATATCCAGGAAGTAAATGGAATCTTGCAGATAGAATCGTCCGGCTGCTACCTGAACATAAGACATATCTAGAGCCATATTTTGGTAGTGGTGCGGTATTATTTACCAAGCTGCCAAGCGCGATTGAGACTATCAATGACTTAAATGAGGATGTAGTCAATCTTTTTCAGGTGATACAACAGGAACCTGAAGCGCTGGCCGAAAAAATCTTTCTGACACCTTACAGTCGAAAGGTGTTTGACAAAGCATGGCAAATTCGACCGGAAAACGAAATTGACAAAGCTCTGAATTTTGTCATACGCTCTGCTATGAGTCACGGCTTTCGTCCTACGGAAAAATCTGGTTGGAAAAATGATGTGAATGGCCGAGAAAAAGCTTATGCTGTTAAACACTGGAATGATTTACCAGAAGTTATTCAGGAAATGACGTTGAGACTGAAACAGGTCCAGATTGAATGTCAGCCAGCGATTGAGTTGATTGAAAGGTATAGTCGAGAGGATGTGTCTATGTATATAGACCCTCCCTACGTCCTTAGCACAAGGACGAGAAAGCAATATTCGGTAGAAATGGATGATCGTGACCACGAGGAGTTATTAGATATTTTGAATCAATCCAAGGCTAAGGTCCTCTTGAGTGGGTATGATAGCGACCTGTATAACAAAAATCTGTCTAACTGGGAACGAGTAGAGTTTGCGGCCACGGCTGAAAAAGGACTGCCCAGAACAGAAGTGCTTTGGATGAATTATCAGCCAAAGAAGCAATTATTATTATTTTAAAGGAGAAAACAGTGGCAGAGAATGATTTTAATTTGTTGCTGTTGCTGGATTACATCAATCCTGCCACAGTAGACTACCAGACTTGGGTGAATGTGGGTATGGCCTTGAAGCACGAGGGCTATACTGCAGCAGATTGGGATAAGTGGTCACAGGCTGATAGCCGATACAAGAAATTTGAATGCTTCAAGAAATGGGATACCTTTAACGAAGAAGCAGGAACCATCGTGACAGGTGCCACGATTACCCAACTCGCTAAAGAAAACGGCTGGGTATCGCAATCCAGCTACGATAGTGAAAATGCTCATGAATTAGACTGGAACGATACCATCGACCGTGATTATCGGGTCATTGATAAGAATTGGATAGAAGGTAAGGAAATCCATGAGCCGGCGATTTGGAATCCAGTGCAGGAAATTATCAAGTACCTTGAAACGCTTTTTGAAGCGAGCGAAAATGTCGGTTATGTGACCGAGTGTTATCCGAAAACGGACGATGAAACAGGCGAGATTGTCAAGTGGCTACCTACGAAGGGAGCTTACGACCGGACGGCTGGCCAGCTTATTAAAGAGTTGAGTCAGTGCAATGGTGACATCGGGGCGGTCTTAGGCGATTATCACGAAGAAGCTGGCGCATGGGTTCGATTCAATCCCATGGATGGAAAAGGCGCTAAAAACGAAAACGTGACCGATTTCAGATATGCTCTGGTCGAATCTGATAGCATGCCGATTGACAAGCAGAATGCCATCTACAAAGAGCTGGAGCTACCGATTGCAGCCTTAGTCCACAGTGGGAACAAATCCCTGCACGCTATCGTGAAAGTAGACGCTGGCAATTACGACGAATATCGCAAGCGGGTTGATTATCTTTACAAAGTCTGCCAGAAAAATGGAATCGTAGTTGATACCCAAAACCGAAACCCAAGTCGCTTATCACGCATGCCGGGCTTTGTCCGCAATGGCCAGAAGCAATTTTTAGTAGACACAAACATCGGTAAGGCTGACTGGGATGAGTGGTACCAATACATCGAAGACTTGAACGACGACCTGCCGGATCCGGAAGGGCTGGCCGATAGTTGGGATAACTTACCAGAGCTGGCTCCTGAGTTGATAAAAGGTGTCCTTCGTCAAGGCCACAAGATGCTGATTGCTGGTCCGTCAAAAGCTGGTAAGTCATTCGCATTGATTGAGATGTCGATTGCAATCGCTGAAGGTAAGAAGTGGCTTGGTTGGGATTGTACGCAGGGGCGTGTCCTCTATGTCAATCTGGAACTAGACAGACCGTCTGCCTTGCATCGCTTCCGTGATGTCTATCAAGCCATGGGATTACCACCACAGAATATCAGTAACATTGATATATGGAATTTGCGTGGAAAGACCGTACCAATGGACAAGTTGGCGCCTAAACTCATTCGTCGAGCTTTGAAAAAGAATTATATCGCAGTTATCATTGACCCGATTTACAAGGTACTTACTGGTGACGAAAACAGCGCGGACCAGATGGCTCACTTCACCAATCAATTCGACAAGGTAGCCACAGAGCTAGGCTCTAGTGTTATCTACTGCCATCATCATTCAAAGGGTTCGCAAGGTGGCAAGAAGTCCATGGACCGTGCCAGTGGTTCGGGCGTATTCGCTCGGGATCCTGATGCGCTTATCGATTTGGTCGAGCTGGAAGTATCAGAAGAATTGCTTACCCAAAGACTGAATCAAGCAGCGTGCGAGGTTTACAAACAGGCTTTGCAAGAACGAAATAACGCTTATTACCAACAGAATGTCGGCTTAGATGACCTCTTGAGTCCTGCTCAGATGCGGACGCATTTCGAGAAAGGCATTCCTGATGTCATGGCTCGGGCGCCGTACACGGACAAGCTCGAAGAAGTCCGCAACCAAATCCAGATAGCAACTGCGTGGCGTGTTGAGGGTACGCTTCGAGAGTTCGCCAAGTTTAAGCCAGTCAATATGTGGTTCAGCTATCCAGTACACGCGCTTGATGAAACGGGGGTGCTGGCAGATATACAATTAGAAGATGTGAACGGGAAAAATTCTCCATGGAAGAAAAATTTTGAGAAGAAAGAAACTAAAGAGGACAAAGCCAAGAAAGTTGAGACTGCAATTGGAATTTTGAACGATGGTATTGAACCAGTAACTCTTGAAGATTTAGTAGATTATTTCTCTACTGAGGAGAAGTTGGTAAGCGAAAAAACAGTCCGTAGGTGGATAAAAAATAATGGAAAATTTGAAATTGTAAACAAGGAAATAGTACCTAAAAACTCAAATATAAATGAATAGGGACAGGGACAAATCGAAGGACATATCGATAGACACATCGAAGGACATTATTCGATATGTCCCTGTGGACAAAGGGACAATATTCGATGTGTCCTTGTGTCCCTAATGTGTAAAAATAGAGGGACATTTCGATAAAATATTCGATATGTCCGAGGGACAAAATGAGGGACAGAATTCTTCTCTCTTCGAGAAGAAGAATTTAGGAAATGTCCCTGAAGGTCCATGGGTACATGAACAGGAACAAGGGGGCTATGCATCCGCCCCTTGTAACCCTGTAACCATGTCCCCTGACATGGACTAAGCGCGAAATTAAAAAAAGAAAGGGAGTGCATTTTTAAAAATGTCTATTGAATTCTTTTTACCGATGCAAAAAATTCCAACAACGACTCACCAGCAAAAAAAGGTAAATGTGCAATTTGGGAAGCCAATCTTTTATGAGCCAGCTGACTTGAAAAATGCCAGAGCGAAATTTGAGAGCTTGCTTGCGCAGCATGTGCCTCCTGATGAATTTAAAGGTGCGATTCGGTTGACTGTCAAGTGGTGCTTTCCACGAATTAAGAAAAGCTATGATGGCCAGTACAAGACCACGAAACCAGATACAGATAATCTGCAGAAGTTACTCAAGGATTGCATGACGAAGCTTTGCTACTGGCAAGATGATGCGCAAGTGGCCAGTGAGATTGTCGAAAAGTTTTGGGCGGACACAGTCGGGATCTATATCAAGATTGAGGAATTGCCATGAAGATTGACTACATTGATTTCTTTAGCAGGGTCATTCCGGAATGGATGGCACGAAGCAATCAGAAGAGTCAAGAGGTCGGTTTTGGTTCGGATGATTACTGGCTCTGGGCAGTATCGTCAATCGGAGAAATTTGCAAACAATACAATGATGATGCGCTGGTGACGGAGCAGTTCGGTCTACTCTTTAATTGGCTAGAAAAACAAGCAGGAGGAACAGGAAGATGAAAGTACAGCGATTGATTGAGAAGTATAAAAAACTTGAGGGTGTATGGGATGCTGAAGGAGCAGAGCTAGCGCGCTAAATCTTTTTACAAGATTTAAAACAACTAGACGAACCAGAAAAAGTCAAAATCCCGCAGTTTGTGGCGGATTGGATTGATGCATGTAAAGAAAATTCGGCAATAGGATTATATATTGCTATGAATCCAGATTTTTTGAAACAGTGGAATAAAAGCGATGAACTTATTTCATGGTCTAGAAAGACAAGCAACCAAGAACTTTTCGCTCGAGCTTGGCTAGATGGCTACGAGGTGAAGCAGGAGAAGCGGTATACAGTAGTGATGAAAACGACAATACAACCGCTATACTATAACGTTTTGGATAAAAAACTATTTTTCTCGATGGGTGGACTAGCTACAAAATTCACTCGAAAACAACTAGAAGAAGCCGGCTTCGGCTGGGTGTTTGATTGTCCGGGTATTGAGATTGAGGAGGTGGAAGAATGAAAAAATTAGGAATTATTTTAGGAGCGGTATTTGTAATAGTTGTATCGCCATTTGTGGTTCAGTATGGTTGGAATGAAATTATCACAACGATCGTTCCAGTTGGTAAAATTACAGTCTGGCAAGCATTAGGGATGGATACACTACTATCTTTCATCTGGCCTGTGTTATCCAGCAAAAAAGAATATGAAGAGGATTATACATATGCTGTAAAAAGCAGCATTTCAAAAATCATTACATGTGCATTTTTGATATGGTTAGCTAGTTTATTTATTTAAGGAGGACTTGGGATGAATCCAAAATTTAGAGCGTGGCTCAATAGCTACTAAAACAAAAAAAGCCAAGACACTCTCTGCCTCAGCTAAATTTCCAATAAAAACATTATATCATAAAAAGGAGACAGAGAGTGAGCAAAGCGAAAGCTATTTTAAAGGATTTGAGAAACCTTGATCTATATATTGCAAGTTTGATTAGACGAAGAGATAAGGTCGAAGCCTCGCTCTTGTCTAGCCAGAAATTTTCTCAGGACAAAGTTTCAGGGGGCGTTAAACGTAAGCAAGATGATATCTATGTCGAGTTACTAACGGCCAAGGAAGAAATAGAGCTGAAGACTGCCGAGGCTATTAGAAAGCAGAGGGAGCTGCAGGGGCTAATTGACTCTCTGGATAATACGGATAGTCAGGCTATTTTGAGCTTGGTTTACATCGATAAGATGACGAGATGGCAAGTTATGGACGAGTTGAATTGTAGTGATAGGACTTACTATCGCTTGCTTAGACAAGCTAAACGCGATTTAGACCGCTCCTGTCAGTAAATGGCAGTCTTTGGCAGTTTTTGGCACTGATTGTCAGTGCGTGGCAGTTTCAACGTGCTATGATAGTAGTATCAGAAAAGGGCAGAAAACTACTGCTCTTTTTATTTATTGATCTAAAAAAGATTGGTGAAGGTATGCGACCGCGAAAACTAACAATACAAAACGGCAGAAGAGCATTAAGTGATTATGGTTCTCGCTCAGACGAATACAGAGAATACAATCGTTTGAGATGGAAGTATGATCGAGAAGTCAAAGCGTTTTACAATTCGAAGGTTTGGAAAGAGACTAGTCGAATTGTTCTGCTTGAGAATGATTATATCTGTGAGTACTGTGGAGCAGAAGCAACGATGACAGATCATGTGATTCCGATCAAAAAAGATTGGAATAGAAGATTAGACAGAAAGAATCTGAAAGCAAGTTGCAAGAGATGCAACGATGCAAGAGCGATTAGAGACCGAAATGGTCTGCTATGACCTGTCAATCAGTTGTCAAGTCTCAAAAATGGCAGACGAACAAACATAATTATTACTCCTTTAATGTTCGGAAATTACCCCCTATTCTTTTGAACGGGGCTATATTGTTTCGGTTTTAAAGGACGCGGCCTTTTCTGCACGAAAAATTCCCTTTTTGAAACTTAAAAAATAGCCATTTTAGTAAAGGAGGTGTCAATTTTGGGAAGAAAAATGAAGATTGTTGAGAATAACAAGAAGCACTTGACCAAGGAAGAGAAAATAGCTCGTAAAAGCATACAGGATAAGGCTTCCGATGGTTTGGATGCGTTGCAAATTACACCACCTAAACATTTTGATCCTATCGCGAAAGCGGAATATAAACGAGTGATCAATGATTTGCGAAAGCTACCCCTAAGAAACCTGGATCGAGCTGTTTTAGAAACGTATTGTACCTGGTATGCGGTTTATAAGGAATTATCCCGTGGCCTGCAGCAAAAAGGCTATGTTTATGTGAATGAAAAAGGGACGGTCCTGCCCAATAAGATGTTGTATAGTTTAGAACGTGCGACTACTAACTTAACACGCGCAGCGGCCCAGCTTGGCCTGACGGTAGACAGTCGAATAAAATTGTATGTGCCACAAGTCGAAGAAAAGAAAACAAGCATTTTTGATAAGTTCGGAGGATGACATGGAATATGAATCATTAGCTTTTACACCAGAACAAGCAAAAAATCTTAGCGAACACCTTTGTAGCATAGGAACCACTATAGATGAAGTTGCTAAAAGCCTTTCTATGTGGGCTAAATTTGTATCAGAAGTAGGACAGAGTGGACACTTTAAGAATAAACCTATAAAAAAAGCAAAAAAAGGTATATTTTTCAAACCTAATACAAAAAAGATTTGGTTTGAAAATAATTTCAGGAGGTAAGATGAATAAGTACCAAGAATTAGTTAATCTGATTGAGAAAAATAAGATGACAATCACGAAAAAGGCTTGCTATGATTCACAAAGTGGTTGGTCTGGAGCAAACATCATCATAAAAGATGATCAAGATTTTGAATTTGATTTGTCTGGTAATGGATACAGCTTTAATGATAATCAAGTTGATGAAGCGTTATCGGCCATTAAAAGTTATCTTGAATATAAAAACTTAACTACGTTCGAAGCATTTAAAAAATACATAGAGAATAAAGCTATTTCTAAATAGAAATGGCTTTTCTATTTTAGGCCGTTGGTGTAGAGGAAACATAACAAGCTCCAACCTTGTAGTCGTGGGTTCGATTCCTGCACGGTCTGTGTTTTTGTCAGAAAGGAGGGATTGCAATAAAATATGACTATAAGCCGATTGCAAGTAAATATCGTGATGTAGCTTTTGATTATGCAAAAAGCGTGGTTGATGGCAAACGGATTGTTAGTCAGAAAGTTTTCAAAGCATGTTTACGTCACTTAAATGACTTGAAAAAGATTTCTCAAAAGTCTTTCTCTTATGACTATATTCCAAAAAAGGCTCAGGATCCAATTGATTTTATCGAAATCCTCCCAGATGTCAAAACTGGTAAGCCTTATCCTCTGGCCGAATTCCAAAAGTTTATTTTGGCAAGTTTGTATGGATGGCGCAGAAAGTCGGACAATTCCATTAGGCGCTTCAGGAAAGCGATGATCTCGCTGGCTCGTAAGAACGGGAAAACAATTCTTGTGGCTGGTATCTTACTTTATGAGTTTTTGTTTGGCCGCAATCCAGCGATGTCTAGACAGCTTTTTTGTACTGCAAATGATAAAACTCAGGCTAAAATCGCTTTTGAGATGGCTCGAAAACAATTGGACGCGTTGAGGGCACAAGATGAGGATGTCAGGAAGGCCACAAAGCGGGTCAGAGAAGAGTTGAGAAACTTGGTGGACGAATCTTATATCCGTCCGTTAAGTCGCGATACAGGGGCTGTAGATGGTTTTGAACCGTATGTTGGTGTACTGGACGAGTTCGCAGCATCTAAAACAAATGAAATGATTGAACTTTTGGAATCTGGTCAAGGCCAGTTGGACAATCCACTAATTCTGATTATTTCCACGGCGGGGCTTGATCTCAATGTCCCGATGCACACGATTGAATATCCATATATTGAGAAAATCTTGAATGAGGAAGTAGAAGATGATGGATACTTTGCTTTTATCGCAGAACAAGATAACGAAGAGGAGATTGCAGATGAAGCTAACTGGATAAAGTCAAATCCTATCCTTGAGGTGCCAGCGCTTTACGATAAAATCATGAATTACTTGCGAAAACGTAGAAAGGTATCTCTTGAAACCGGGACAGTGAATGAGGTCTTGGTCAAAAACTTTAACATGTGGCGGCAGTCATCAGAAACATCCTACATGGACAAGCAGAGTTGGGTGCAAGCCAAACTTGACGAAAAACCAGATACTAGAAAACGCAGAGTTTGGATTGGTGTCGATGTCGGAAAAGTCAGTGACTTGTTTGCCATCTCACCCATGGTCCAGATGGACGACTACTGGTATGTGGATAGTTTTTCATTTATCGCAACCAAATACGGTCTTGTGGCCAAAGAGAAGCGCGACGGTGTGAGTTATACAAATCTGGAGCGCATGGGTGAATGTGAAATTACCACTCTTGAATCTGGTGTAATTGATGATGAGCGTGTACTTGAAAAAATCGAGGAGATGGTCTATCTAAACGAATGGGAGCTGCAGGCTATCTGTTTTGACCCTTATCAGTTTAGCTCGTTAATTGCCATGATTGAGAAGCGACACCCTGAATGGCCATTGATAGAAGTGAGGCAAAATACAATGGTCCTAAATATGCCGACCAGGCAATTTAGAGACGATGTGCTGAAAGGTCTTATCAAGCATTCGGGGAATCAATTGCTCACCATGGCAGTTAACAATGCGCGTGTGAAAGTCGATAATAACGGTATGCGGATCGACAAGGATAAACAGAGCAATAAAATTGATCCACTAGATGCTCTTTTAGATGCTTTTGCTGTCTGTTACCTGGAGCCGTTTGACGGTTCGGGGTATTGGACAAATGAGAAAATTATGGAGGCAGGTTCGCTGTTTTGAGATTACTAAATCAAATACACACAATCCTATTGCTAGCTGGCTTAGGATTTCTAATTTACGGTTTTTTCCTGATTGGGGAGATTGTAGGCTATATTTCTACCGGAGTTATTTTATGCCTCTTAGGGGTATACATCGATAAAACAAAATAAGGAGAATCGAATGAACAAACGAATTAAAAAGAAAAAAAGCTTGGTGCGGGAAGTGCAACAGCTGCGATCAGAAATGCTTGCACTGAGGCATGAAAATCTCGACTTGTATGCAAAATTGACTACGTTTAATAGTGAGTTGAGCGCGCTGCGCCAATCACAGGAACGTCATGAGGCTGTTTGTGGAAAAAATGTGGAAGCAACAAATGCGGAATTTGACAAAATCAAAGATGATTTGAAGCAACTGAAAAAACCGTTTTGGAAGCGGTGATATTGTAAACCCTCTTAAAATTTGATAAAATTAAGTAATTTTAGGAGGTTATAAGTATATGTCAAAAGAAAAGATTGCTCCGGTGTACATCGATGAAGATAAGAATGTGTACGAATTGAAGAAGCCTGTATACAAGAAGCCGTTATTTTGGTCAACTATCCTTCTTTCTGTAGTTTCTACCTTTTTGGTGGTTATTATTTATCTAGCTGGCATTTATGCAAACGGGATAGAAGAAGCTCTTAAAAGTAATAATGTTTATTATGATCAGAGAGATAAGCAAATTCATCGTTTGGACACCAATGAAGATTCACCGACTCCAGGAAACAACATCATTGAAACTAAAAACTTTGGTGAAAAAGTAATATTTGATGAAGGGACCATTCAAGTTAAGGGGATGGAACTTTCTGAAGGCAAAGTAACGGTTGCTATTATTTTTGAGAATAATACTGATAGAACCTCCTCTTTTAATCCGAAAGATTTTATTGCAAAAGCTGGAAATGAAAGACTGAAATATTCTAGCTTAACCGAAATCATAGGTCTGGACGGTGAGGAAGAGAACAAAAAGGTTTCTCCCAATTCCAATGCGGTATTCTTTTTAAATTATGATGCCCCTAAAAACAATTCTACTGAATATTCTATGCAAATAGGGCAGTATCTTTGGAAATAATCTTTTTTAGCACCTAACGGTGCTTTTTTTATGCCCAAAAATAGAAAGGAGGTGAGAAAAGAAATGAGTTTCTTTCAACCATTAGGATCTTCTAAGGTGTCTTACGATGACTATATCGCTTCGGTGGTAGGCGGGAATTACTCCCCTGAATATGTTGGGGTCTCAGCTTTGAAAAACAGCGACATTTTAACAGCTGTATCTATTATTGCTGGAGATGTGGCCCGTTTTCCTTTGCTGAAAAAAGACACTACAGGCAATATCGAGCAGGATGAAGAAATCAATTATCTTCTGAATGTGAAATCAACAGGAAACACATCTGCTCGAACCTGGAAATTTGCTATGACAGTTAATGCAATTTTAACTGGCAATTCGTTTTCTCGAATCTTGAGAGATCCTAAGACTGGCAGAGCGCTTCAGTTTCAGTTCTACAGACCGTCAGAAACGACCGTAGAGGAGACAAATGACCATAGGTTGATTTATACCTTTACCGACCGTTTAACGGGCGCTACGGTCAAATGTGAGGCTCCTGACGTCATCCACTGGAAGTTCTTTAGTCACGATACGATTTTAGGAAGGTCTCCATTGCTCTCTTTGGGTGATGAAATTTCACTGCAAGAAGGTGGTCTGAATACCTTGATTAAATTTTTCCGTGATGGTTTTTCCAGCGGAATTATTAAATTAAAAGGCGCACAGTTGAACGGTGAAGCTCGCAAGAAAGCCCGGATGGACTTTGAGAAGATGCGAGAGGGTTCAACAGGCGGTAGTCCGCTGGTCTTCGATGATACCCAGGAGTACACACCACTGGAAATCGATACGAATGTACTGCAGCTGATTACTTCCAACAATTTTTCGACAGCTCAGATCGCCAAAGCCTTGCGCGTGCCTAGTTATAAATTGGGCGTGAATAGCCCTAACCAGTCCGTAGCGCAGTTGATGGAGGATTATGTCACAAATGACCTGCCTTTTTATTTTGACGCGATTACAAGCGAGCTAGGCCTAAAAGTGTTGGATAATGACGAGCGGCGAAAGTATCGGATTGAGTTTGATACCCGTAGCGTAACTGGTCGTAATGTAGATGAGATTGTCAAGTTGGTAAATAATCAGATTTTGACCCCTAACCAAGCCTTGATTGAACTTGGCAAGGAACGCTCTAGCGACCCGAATATGGATCGTTATCAATCTAGCCTGAACTATGTCTTTCTGGATAGGAAAGAGGAATATCAGGCAATGAAAGGAGGTGAGACAAGAAATGCCGAAACGAATCAAGATGAAGGGACCTCTGATTCCGAATAATAGCCAAGAAGCCTATGACTACTTTGGCTTAGAAGCTGTCAGTGCCAAGTCGATCACAGATGCCTTTCCAGAAGACAACAGTGACATTGTGCTGGAAGTCAATTCAAACGGTGGTCTGGTGACTGTCGGAAGTGAAATTTACACAGCTTTGAAAAGTTATCCAGGGCACATTACAGTTGAAGTGACGGGTATGGCAGCTAGTGCGGCTAGTGTAGCCATTATGGGCGCTGATAAAATTCTTATCAGTCCTACAGCACAGATTATGATCCACAAAGCGCTATTTCACTGGGTATCTGGCAATAGCGATGATTTGGATAAAGCTTCTAATGCGCTTAAATCTAGCGACCAGGCGATCGTAAATGCCTACGTCGCTAAAACTGGTTTGAGCGAAGAAGAAATTCTGGACATGATGAAGAATGAGACCTTCATGTCAGCTAGCGCCGCAGTAGAAAAAGGCTTTGCAGATGAAGTGATGGTCTTCGATGATGTTGGAGCAGTAGCAAGTCTGGAAAATGGCTTGTTACCACAAGTAGTTATTGATGACTTTTACGCTAACCGTAGCAAGCGGAAGTCTGAAATTCAAAACATGCTACGAGAAATCGAAAAAGAAGAAATTCTACAGGGACTTTAGGTCCTATTTTTTATACTCAAAAAAAAGGAGAAAATCTATGTTTGATGAAAAAATCAAAGAGTTACAGGCAACAATTGCGAATTTGAATGCTACAATCGCTTCCAAAACAGCAGAAGTAAAAGCAGCTTTAAATGCTGACGACTTAGACAAAGCCCGCACAATCAAAGCAGAAATTGAAAATGCAAAAGCAGACCTTGCTTCTGCGAAAGCAGATTTAAAACTGTTCGAAGATACGATGAACACAGGCGGTGCAGAGAAAAAAGCTGGTCAAAAGGTAGAACCAGAAGAAATGTCTTACCGCGACAAAGTCAATGCTTTCTTGCGTTCTAAGGGGGCTGTGGCTCACGAAGGTCTCCGTTTCGGGGAAACTCGCGACGAAGTTCTTATTCCGCTAAATGACATTGTTCCAAAAACAGATGGTGTATTGAAAACAAATACCAAGCCAGTAACAAGCGAAGAATTGGTGACTACTCCACTTCGTGAAGTGAAGACTGTTGTCGATTTGAAACAATTTACAAATGTTCACAAAACAAAGAAAGGATCTGGTAAATATCCAATCCTTAAGAAAGCGACTTCACGTATGCATAGCGTTGAAGAGTTGGAAAAAAATCCGGCACTTGCTAAGCCAGAATTCGAAAATGTAGCTTGGGAAGTTAAAACTTATCGTGGAGCAATCCCAATCTCTCAAGAATCAATTGATGACGCAGACGTTGATGTTCTTGCTTTAATCGCTGAACAAATCGGAGAAATCAAAGTAAATACTACTAACTATGCTATTGCAGAGGTTTTGAAAACTTTTGAAGCAAAAACTGTCACAAATCTTGACGAATTGAAAGCTATTATCAATGTAGCTCTTGACCCTGCTTATCAAGTATCCTTTGAAGCTAGCCAAAGCTTCTACAATCTTCTTGACACATTGAAAGACAAGAACGGACGCTACTTACTGCAAGATTCAATTGTTTCGCCATCTGGTCGAGTTGCTTTAGGTAAAGTTATTAATGTCCTTTCTGACGAAACGCTCGGAGCTGCTACGGAATCAAAAGCATTCGTAGGAGATTCTAAGCGTGGTGTATTGTTTGTAGACCGTTTAGAAATCGGTCTGCGTTGGGCTGAAAATGACATTTACGGGCAGTATTTACAAGCTGTAATGCGCTTTGATGTTAAAAAAGCAGACGCAAAAGCTGGCTACTTTGTAACTTATACGCCCTAAGAACGCCGCGGTTTCTGCGGCGAAACCAACAAATGCTAACACCAAGCAAGAAATTATGGATTATCTAGATAGCAAGAGTATCAGCTATAATCCATCAGCGACTAAAACGGAGCTTTTGGCTCTGATTGTTTGATAGGAGGTGCTCATGCCTGTTGAACAAAAAATACTAGATGGCGTGAAGCTTTATTGCAAAATTGATTATGATTTTGAGGATGAAATCATTAAAGAAATGATTGAGTCTGCCCAGGATCAGATTTGTTTTGCGATAGACAGTAACGCTACACCAGAAGATTTTGCGAAATATGCAAAATTCCAGCTTGCTGTTAAAAAGCAAGTCAAAGAAGAGTACGAACACCGTGGATTGTCAGCGGATAGTGAACGCTATCCCTTGGCGAACGGTGTTTTAAATATCATCCATCAATTGCGCACAAGGAGAGAGCTAGATGAGAACTCGAAAGATGAACACTAGAATCACCTTTTTTTCGGAGCAAGGAGGCCAAAATGAAGACGGAGAGGTTATTTCTCCGGTTCGCAAAGACCTCTACACTTGCTGGGCGGAGGTTGTTAGAACCTCTCTAAAAGACTTTCAGGAAGGTGCTAGGCAATCTACGAATAAGCGAGCTAAAGGGATGATTGAGACAGAAGAAGTCAAAACTTTCTACATTCGTCATCATCCGAAAGCACCTTTTGATAGCTCGGCTCACGTTGAATTCAACGGAAAGGAATACGATATCGTCGCAATTGATGCAGATGAAAATAGCTTTGATTGTGACAAAATTATCGTTAAGAGGCGGATATGACAAAAGGTCTTGACGAAATTTTAGCCAACTTGACAAAGCTGCAAGTAAAAGCTCCAAGAGCAGCAAAAGCAGCTGTTACTGAAGTGGCTAATGAATTTGAGAAGCAATTGAAAGTCAATACACCAGAATATTTTATCGTGGATGATGTTCATGCGAGAGATGACACGGTAGTCACTGGTTTTAAGGGTGCGAATGAAGGTCTTGTCTCTAAGGATATCGGTTTTGGGAAAACAACTGGTTGGCGGATTCACTTTCCGGATACGGGAACAAGTCGCCAAAAAGCTCAGAATTTTAAAGAAAAGACCATTACTGAAATGACTCCGAGAGCAAAAGAGATTTATGCTCAGAAAGTAAAGGAAGGTTTGGGATTATGGTAGCTGAGACAAAAGCATATAGGCTATTAAGTCAAAATAAAGATTTTAATCAGCTCTTGGATAATATGCGAGGTAAAGAGTACGGCCTTGGTTTTAAACAAGGGATCTTTACTTATGATATTCCAGAAAAACCTACGAATCTTTTGCGTAAGGGTCTTGCGCCTTTTATGCGTATCTATCCAACCTATCAAGGACCTTTCGAACATTCGGACGATAAGGTTTTGGCGATGGAGACCAGAATCACTATAAACTTTTGGTGTGAAACAGCAAGTCAATCAGAAAAGATTGCGAATATGATGGATGAAATTTTAGAAACAGGCGGTTTTGAAAGATACACCGCTAGCGAACTCCCGAGATATAAAGATAACGATATTGACTTACTAATCAACGTAAGAAAATATCGTTTTTTTGATTGGGAAAACAACCAATAAGAAAAGAGGATACAAATGAAAGTAAAATTTGGATTGCGAGACTTTGAGCTCGGAGAAGTCACAGCAGAAAACAAAGTCCCTACCACGATCAAGCTACCTGGTATGAAGTCGGCAAAAATTGATATCACGAATGAATTGATCACCATTGCAGCGGATGATGGCCCGTATGTGGTTCTGTCATCTGGAATCACCGGCACGCAGTTAGAAATCTCCGTTTTGGATTTGGCTACAGAAGTGCGTAAGGTGATGTACGGAATCACGGTGAAAGATGGTATTGAGGTCTACAATAAAAACCTCACTCCAAAAGATGTGGCTTGTATGTTCCGGACCTCTACTGAAGATGGTAAAGCCATCTGGATCGGCTTGCTTAAAGGTAAATTCTCACTTCCTGGAGTGGAAGCAGAAACTAAAGACGGCTCTCCTGATCCAAAAGCAGATACCGTCACAGGTAACTTTGTAGCTCGTGGCGATAGCGAGGACGGAAATGTCCTTGTGATTGGTCGCGAAGGAAACGCTGGGTTCCAACTTGAAAAATTCCGGGAGATGGTCTTCCCAAAGTAGTAAGCGGCGGTTCTCCGGCTTCTCCTCCAAGAAGTCCAGGGGCTGCCGTTAGTCCATGATAAAGCTTGGGTTTAAAATCCAAGCTTTTAGTTTTTATAAAAAAGGAGATGGAAATGTTTAAAATCACACTAAAGCAAGGCGGGGTGGATAAGGAATTCACCAAAGACTATATCAATGTAGAAGACAATCTGTTGGCAGTCGAGCACCAGGTACGCCAAACAGCGCTGGTCCAAGATGTGAAAAAGGCGCAAGACCCGAAAGAACACCGCAAGTTGAACGAAAGCTACTTGAAGATGTTTGTTTCTATGTTTGGCGAGCAATTCACCGTGACAGACTTGAAACAGGCGGATATGAGCATTTTAGAGACGTTGAATTCTCTCTATTTAGCTGCTCTTGGTGTTAAGGAAGATTCCGAAGAAACCGAGGAAGATTCTGAAAAAAAGGAACAATAAGCCCAGAAGAAGCCCGAGATAATTTACTGATATGGTTTCAGCAATTGATATCTGACGGATACTCTATCTTGGATATCAAAAGAATGAAGATGTCTGACTTTGAACTCATGGTGAAAGCCATGGAAGTGAAGAAAGGAGAGATCGAAAAAGAAACTACTTTAGATAAAGCATTTCCATTCCTATTTGGCTAGAAAGGAGGATGAATGTCTAGCAACTTAGGGAATCTAGTAGCAACGGCTACTCTCGATATTGCTCCTTTTATGGCAAATACAAGGACTATGAATATGGCCTTACGAGGTCTAGACAAGTCCTTGAATGCGATGGAAAAAAGCTTCAAAAATGCTGGAAAAGGGTCGCAAGGATTGAGCGGGATGAAAGCCATATTATCCGAGACCGGAAAAAGCTTAGAAGCTTATCGGCTTAATTTGGCAAAGCAAACCGAGCATTACAACAATCTAAAAAATGAAATCGGTGATGTTTCTACTGCCACGGCTGCCCAAAAGACAGCTCTTTTAGGTGCAAAATCGGCTATGAGCGATACAATCGCAAAAGTAGCAGAACTGCAGGCTAAATATGTGACTCTAGCAAACGAAATCAATATCCAGTCTAGTGCCTGGACAAAAGCCGGGACAGCCCTGTATGACATGGGGTCTAAATTTCAATCAGCAGGTCAGAAACTCAGCGGTGTGGGCTCTGCCCTGACCAAAGGTGTTACAGCTCCTCTTGTGGCTGGTGCGGGTATTGCGATTAAGGCTGCCATCGACTATGAATCTGCTTTTGCGGGCGTTAAAAAAACCGTAGACGAAACAGCCACAGTATCTTATGCGAAGCTATCTAATGGTATTCGCCAAATGGCAAAAGAACTACCAGCAAGCGCGGTAGAGATTGCCAATGTAGCGGAAGTAGCTGGTCAGCTGGGGATCAAGACAGAAGATATCCTGAAATTTTCTCGTACCATGATTGACATGGGCGAGTCAACCAACTTGAGCGCTGAGGAAGCGGCGACAGCTATTGCTAAAGTTGCTAACATCATGGGCTTAAGCTCGGATGATTACTCACGTTTTGGAGCCTCCGTGGTTGATCTCGGGAATAACTTCGCAACGACTGAAAAAGATATCGTAGAGATGACTAATCGTCTAGCTGCGGGCGGTCGTCTGGCTGGTCTGACAGCTCCTGATATCCTCGGTCTTGCTACGGCTATGAGCTCGGTTGGTATCGAAGCTGAGGCGGGTGGTACCGCTATGACGCAAACACTGACAGCTATTGGTAATGCGGTATCTCTAACAGGAAAAGGCGCAGCTGAAAAATTAGAGCTGATTGCCCATACGGCCGGCATGACTGCCGAGCAATTTCAACAAGCTTGGAAGGACAAACCTGTCCAAGCACTGCAAGCCTTTATCAAGGGGTTGGAAAATGCTCATAAGTCCGGAGAGAATGTCAACGGAATCCTTGACGATCTGGACATGAAGGGGATTCGACAAAGTAACATGCTGAAATCTTTGGCCTTAGCTTCGGACAAAATGTCATCAGCAGTTGATCGCTCTAACCGAGCTTGGAAAGAAAATACAGCTCTGACGAACGAGGCTAACAAGCGGTATGCGACTACCGAATCTCAACTGAAGATGTTTAAGAATCAGCTGACAGATATTGCTATCGAGTTTGGCGGACCTCTCTTGCAAGCCTTGAGAAACGGTCTTGACGCTGCTAAGCCATGGATCACAAATTTAGCTGACATGGCTAAAGCTTTTAATAATATGAGCACCGAGCAGCAACAAAGCATCATTAAGTGGGGTCTGTTAGCGGCGGCAATTGGGCCAACGTTGAAGCTCCTTGGAGGTGGTTTGTCGATCTTAGGCGGCTTTATGAAAGGTATTGGAGGTGCTTCAAAAGCTATAGGTCAGCTTGTCGGTACTTTGAAAACCATCAGAGAAGTTGGTAGTGTGGCTGGTGGCTTAAAAGCTGTAACGGCTGGGATAGCTGAAACAGGCGCAGCTACTACAGCGCTAGGCACCGCTACAGCGACAGCATCTGGTTCTACCACTCTACTAGGTCAAGCTATAGCAGCTCTAGGAGGCCCGATAGGTCTTATGATTGGAGGCATTGGCTTAGTTACGGCTGGATTAGTCTATCTCGGAAATGAGAAAGACAAGGCACGGATCAAGACAGAAGAATTTGGTACTCAACTGAGCGACACAGCTCGTAGTGAGTTGCGTAGCTTTCAAAAGGTGGTTGATGAGACTAGCAATGCTGTTGCTAACTTCGGAACTCACGCTGGTGATGCTGATAAGGTCGCTGGATCCTTTAAAAAGCTGTACGAAGAAGTAGTTAATTCCGCTGATAAGGCGAATAAACGCTTACAAGAATTGGCTGATAAATGGGGCATAAATCCTGAACAAGTGGCTAAGGCTCAGGAATACAACAACCAAATGGTGAGTAATACTGAGTCAATGATGAATCAGATCAATGATATCTATCAACGCCATAACGGTGATGCGAGCAAGTTTTCCAAAGAAGAAAAAGAAATCATCCTCAACAACCAAAGAGAGATGATTTCCGCGAAGCTAGAACTCATGAACCTATCTGCTAAAGAGCAGAAGGCAGTTTTGCAGGCTTTAAATGGGGATATTATCACCCTAAATGAGACTCAGCTCAAACACTCGAGAGAGAGTTTGGAGAAGGCTATGAAAGAAGAGAATAGCCTGTATAAAGAGTCCAAAGCAGAACTGAAAGAAATGCTCAGCTCTAAATTGCTCACAAGGCAGGAATACAATGCGAAGATGAAGCAATTGGAGAGCGAGCATAATCAGACCATGGAAGGTTTGGCAACAAAATATCTGGAAGTCATGAAGACTCTGGATGATAAAGTCAAACTGCGGACAGGGCAGAGCTGGAACTACTGGGAGGAAGCAAAGAAACTACTCGAAGACTACGGCTTATCCTATGAAGAAATCGGAGAGAAAGCCTCTAAAGCTGCTAGAGAAGCAGGTAACTCACACAGTATCCTTGCTAAATATAGCAGCGAAATGTCTGCTACGACCAAGGAAGCTAATGATGCCTGGTCTCTTTTAGTCGGAAACATCAATAAAAATAACCAATTTGAAGTGAAATCAAACGTCAAAGAGGTCATCGGTGAAGCGGTCAAGTCTGCTGAGGGCTGGGAGCAATTGAAGTTTATTGCTAAAGAGGCAGAGCTAAACACCAACGCTCGAGCGACGATTGCTGAAGCTCTGGTCGAGTCTGGCAAGTGGGCAGAAATGTCTCTGGAAGAAAAGAAAATCATCGTCCAAAATCAAGCCGGTTTGCAGGCCATCTTTGATAGCCAGCAGCACCTAGCAATCTGGAATAGTCTCCCTGCCGAAACCAAGCAACTCTTGATGAATAATCAGGATGTGATGAATAAGGCAGATGTGGCTAAGCAGGCTTTGGAAAACTACAATAAACTGACTCCGCAGCAGAAAGACCTGCTGGCCAGAGATGAGGAATTTCAAAAGGCGGTTTCTCGCTCTACGGAGACTCTGAAAAATTGGGATATGGCCAATCCATTCCCTAAAGACCTTTTGGTCAATGGCGATAACGCCCTTTTAAATACTGGGCTAAGTATCGCTAAGCTTGATATGTGGAATAAGGCAGCTGTGCCAACGAAAGAGCTGAAAGGCGACTCGACCTCTGCCGTGGCAGAAATCGGTAAGGCAATTGGGGCGGCTTGGAATTTTAACAACTTGACCGTGCCTACAAAGAACCTAAACGGTGACTCTACTTCGGCAGTAGTCGAGGTTGGGAAGGCTATCGGTGCAGTTAATAACTTTAATGGTACGGCAGCCCCAACTAAACCACTGCCATCTGATGCTACCCCGACTCAGAATGCATCGAATCAAGCTATTGGAGCGGTTAATAGCTTTAATAACACCTTAGCTCCGACTAAGATGTTTACAGGAGACCCTAACTCTGTCCTTGGCGCTTCTAGCCAAGGTATCGGAGGTTTAAATAGCTTCAATGGCACTCCTACGCCGACCAAGCACCTTACCGCCGTTGACAATACGTCTGGGGTTGCTTGGGGAGTTATCGGAGTCCTCAACAGCATTCCGCGGACGATTACAACGGTCATTCAGACTGTAAGAAGTTTTATCGGGCATGAAAAAGGAACGAATTTCCACGAGGGCGGCCCCGCTATGGTCAACGACCAGAGAGGTACGCTCTATAAAGAAATGGTTACTTTGCCTGACGGTACTTCCTTTATCCCGGAAGGCCGGAATGTAATTTTGCCACTTCCTCGTGGCTCAAAAGTCTTGAAAGCCGGGCTTACGCGTAATTTAATGAACTCTCTAGGAATGCCACTTTATGCCGAAGGGATAGGCTGGGAAAATACTAAGGTCGCTAAAATCACTCAGAGAATCAAAAATATTAACGAGTGGAAGCGGGAAACCGAGGAGCGTGATTTGGCTTCGCTCATGGAAGAACTGCTAAAAGAGACGAGGCTTGGAAACCGAAAGACCACTCGTCCGAACCAAAACTATACTCTAAACGTGAGCGGCCAAGGCGGCACCCGCGAATTAACGCCGGAATTCATGCAGCGGTTGATTAGAGAATTAGCTTACTACACTAGACAGGAAGGAGGTAGAATGACTTGACCCATTTTGTATTTAACGGAAAATCGAATAAGGAATTTGGTTTAGGAATCGCTGTAGGAAAAGTACATTCTGCAGCTTCCCCTGAAGTAGAAAGAATTGCTGTACCAGGGCGAGACGGTGATTTACTGGTAAGCAAGAATAGACTGAATGCTGTAGAGAAAAGCTTTCCAGTTAATCTTGTCAACGAAGCTGGTTTTATCGCAACCAATATCTCAGCTATCAGCGAATGGCTAGGGGTTTTAGGTTATCACGATCTGACTATTTCTTATGATCCGGAATTCGTTTATCGAGCATCTTACCTTGAAACTTTTAGTGTTGAGGAGACACTTCGGCAATTTGGAAAAACAAACATTACCTTCCTCTGTCACCCCATCAAATACTATAAAGATGGGCTGATCAAAGTGAATCTGACTACTGGACAGACGTTGAGAGGGAAAGGCAATGTCTCTGCAAAGCCCATCATTGAAATTCGCGGGAACGGCACAATGACATTGACCATCAATGGTCGCAAGACGAAGCTCAAGGATATCCAAGGCACTATCACACTAGATATGGCTGCAAATCAGGTCTATTCTGGCAACTTGCCAGCTTGGGATAAGATGGTGCGTGCACCGGAATACCAGAAGCCTTTTCTTGACGCGGGGCCGAATAAAATTTCTTGGGATGGGAATTTTCAAGTCTCAATTATCCCGAATTGGGGGGTGAAGATTTGAGACCTATTTTATACAACAAAAATGAAACTAGGTTTGACACCTACGGCCTTGGAGAAATTGACGCTCTAAAAGGTAATGCTACCAGGGAACGTAACGGGAATTACTCTGCTTATCTGGAATATCCAGCTAGCGGGCCCTTAGCGTCTGCATTTGAAAAAGAAATGAAATTTAAGGCAGATGCAGGCACGCGAACTAAGAACCAGACATTTGAAATCGTGCGCATCGTCAAAGATAGCTCTAGTACGATCAAGATTTATGCGCAGCATATATCTCACAAACTAGAGTACATGAGTATAAGACACGGAATCAAGGTGTCCGGAACTGCTGATTTGGCTTTGAAAACATGGGCAAAAAACCTAGTAGGAGACTATCATTTTGACACATGGTCAGATATCGATACAGTACTCCCTATCACCTTTCTGGTGGATAAGATGGAGAATGCCCGGCTTGCTTTGGGTGGAGTAGAAGGCTCCATCTTGGACATCTGGGGCGGGGAGTATGAGTTTGACAACCGAACTGTCCGCTTGCATAAGCGGCTTGGTCGTAGAGCGCCTACAGTCTTGGAATATGGTCGAAACATCCTATCTGCCGAATCAGACGAAAGCATCGAGTCAGCTTATACTTCTGTCGTGCCTTTTGCTACTTACACGCCAGAGAGTCAAGAAGGCGACTCGAGACAACAAGATCCCGTCCTGGTGACCATTCCTGAAAGCTATGTGGATAGTAAGTATGTATCGATGTACGCCAACCGGCGAATTAAAGTCGTTGATTTTTCCAGCGAATTTAAAGATGAAGGCACGGGAGAAAGCAAGAAGAAGGACATCCCGACTCCTGAAAAGCTAAAAGCCTTAGCGATTAAGTACATGGAAAGCAATCGGATTGGCGCGCCTAAAATTAACACAAAAATTGAGTATGTGGATTTGGCGCAGACTCTTGATTATGCTGAGCGAGGGTGGATTGAAGAACTTGAACTTTGCGATATCGTCCCTGTTTACTATCCGCAAATCGGAATTACTGAAGATGATGCGAAAGTGACTAAAGTTGTTTACGACTTTTTAAACGATCGCAACGAATCGGTGGAATTCGGTATGATCGGAGAATCTATCCGGTCAGCCATGACAGGAGGCTTGGCAGGGCGTTTGGACGATTTGGAAAAGAGCCAGCAATCTCTTGAGAATCGCCAAACAGAAATGGCTTTCGAACTGCCAAAATACTTACTTGATGCGAAAGGAAATCGTGTCTGGAACGAAACACCAGACGAAAACATTGAGCATAAGGTCGGCGATATTTGGTTTGAGAAGAACGGACTCTACCAACGGCTCTACATCTGGAATGGTGAGATGTGGGAAAAGCGCATCGATACTGAAGATGTGTCTAAAGTGGGCGAGAAATTTGACGCCGAAGTCAAAAAAATCAACCAATCCATGGCCACCCAGACCCAGCAAACCGCCCAAGCCCTCCGCACGGCTGGGGCTAATGCCTCAGCTATCGAAGCGGCCAAGGGCGCTATCACCAAGCTCAATCAGGACTTGGCTAGTGCTAAGCAGACCAATCAGGCTGCAATCGATCACTTGAAATCTGACTTTGCTAGTGCGCAGAAGGCGGCGAACGACCAAACGTCGCTCCTGAGAAGTGACTTGGTCAACATCCGCACCAAACAGACCCAAGCTGAGTCTGAGATAGCAAAGCAAGTGCAGGCACTTAACGCAGCCAAAACCGAACTTGCAGGGGTGAAGTCCGCTCAAGCAACGTTTGAGCAGACAACACAACGCAGGCTGGCAGAGCTGACGAATCTGGCTGATGGTAAAGCGAGTAAGTCAGAGCTTGTGCAGACAGCGGAGGAGTTGAAAAGTAAGATTGCGAGTGTGCAGACTGGAAGCTCCCGAAACTATTTCCGCAATTCCCGCTCACGCTCGTTTACGACCAACGAGCAAGCAATCTACGACTATCGTCTCTTTATCGTGCCTGATTTTTGGCAAAATAAGGACAGGCTCAAGCGTGACTATGTGCGTTTGTCTTTTGATGTGACTTTTCCAGTTGCTCTGGCTCGAGACATGCAAGCTAACGTGCATTTTAGCGCAACACCTTGGTATAGCTATACAGGACTAGTCTTCAAAGGTGGAACGACCGAGCGCCAGCATTTTGAGTTTACAATCGATTTGTCCAGCGCAGCTGAAACCTATCAGACTAACAACGTCTTTATCCGTTTCGGAACTAATTACGGCTTTCCAGCTGGTTTTCAGGTCGTGATTGAGAACGCTATGCTCTCAGTCGGCAATTACTATCCAGCTTATCAACCAGCCTACGAAGACCAAGACGAGCGTGTCTCAGCGGTCGAGTCCAGTTTTAAGCAACGAGCGGACTTACTGGAAGCTAGCGTCTCTAGCTTGCGTGAGGGGCTCAATACCAAAGCGGACTCAAGTGCCCTGACCTTGCTCTCAGATAGGATATTGGCATCTGTCAAGTCGCTTGAGACCGACACGCAGAACAAGCTGAACTCAAAATTGAGCACAGCCGAGTTTGAGGTGCGAGCTGGCTCTATCCGTCAGGAAATCCTCAACGCAACCAAGGACAAAGCCGATAAGGCTTTGGTAACGGCTGAGGCTGGACGGTTGAGGGAGGAGCTAGCTAGTCTGTCAGTAGGTGGAAGGAATTTGTTAAAAGGCTCAAAAGGGCCATTTAAGCCAAACAGCAACCCTGCGAATTTTGATAATCAACATCTTTATTACAACGAGACATCTATACATCTCGTCCAAAACGAGAAGTATAGAATTTCCGCGAAGTCTGACGGGAATTTTAGCTCAAACCATAATGGCAGTAAAGAGTCTGACAACGTAGTCTTGTGGTTGATGGACAAAGCTGTAAGTAATTACCAAATCGTGTCAGATGCCAAAACTGGCACAACCGGGACAGAGTTTATCTGGAATCGTCCGACTGGAACCTACCATCTGCGAGTCAACACCTATCGCAAAGACCCACAAAAGCTGAAAAGCGTGTGGGAAGTCAAGGTAGAACAAGGCTCATTTAAGACTGACTGGTCGCCTGCTCCCGAAGACACCGAAGGCCTCATCACAGAGGCCAAGGCCAGCTTCGAGCGGACAGCTCAAGGCCTGAGAACAGACTTGTCAGCTGTCCAAGCCTACGTCAATACTGACGGCACTAGGTCAGAGGCTCTGCACACTTTCTCCCGCGAAGAGACAGCCCGCCAGCTGGCTGCCGAGCGCAAGCTCGTTGAGGCTAGCTATGTGGGTAAGGCTACATATGCGGAAGATGTAAAAGGTATTAGCAGGCGCTTTGAGGAGCTGAACTCAGGCGGCCCGAACCTTGTCTCAAACGGAGCTACGGAGCTTGGCCTGAAGTATTGGGCTGCAAATGGCAAGCTTACGGCTGACCGCAAGCATCCGTTTTTTAAAAACAGTACAGCTACAATGTTTGTTTTGGACACAACCGAGACAGCTATCGCATTTATGCAGCAAAACCAGTACAATGTGCTGAAGCGAAATACAGATTACACGTTATCCTTTACTGCATTTGCATCAAGCAATGTCTCGGGCTTCCGAGCGCTGGTTGGTCTACTAACCAATATGGACCACGCTTGGAAAAAGACCCTGCATACATACACTAAGAGCTTGTCACCAACGCAAGCTGAACGCATTACGGTCCAGTTTAACAGCGGTGATTATGATGGGTTTGCTTTGCAATTTGACAACATGGGATCTAGCAACGGTCGCAGTGCGACAGTCTGGATAAGCGAGATCGATGTTTATGAGGGCACGATGAAGCGGCCCTATCAGCCGTCTCCTGCTAATGGCCAAGGCTACGCTGACACTAAGTTGGCTGAATTTAGGCAAGGCATTGACGGCCAACTAGCCACTGTGCAAACTGCCCTTAATACAGCCAATAGCTCATTGACCAGTTTTAACAACTGGAAACAATCGGCGCAGGAGACTTTAAACAAAGTCGGCAGAGTCGAGTCTAGTCTTAACGAGACTAAGACCAGCTTTGCTGAATTTAAGCAGACGGCAGAGGGTCAGCTGACTACGATTACTCAGCAGGTAGCTGGTAAGGCTAGCCAGACTGATTTTCAACGTGTACAAGAGACGAGCAAGCTCTATGAGCGACTGATTGGCTCGACAGAAAAGGAAGTCACAGACAAGGTCTCTCGCATGGCTCTGACTAACGAGCTATTTCAGGTCGAGGTCTCAAAGAACCTTGGCCTTCGCACGGTACAGTATCAGATGGCAAATGCGTGGGCGGTGCAGAACCTCAACTCGAAAGGCGACATCGTTAGCCAAATCAACGCTACTGGCCCGAATGTCCGAATCCAAGGCGAGTCTATCCATCTGGACGGTAAAACCTTGATTGATAACGGGATCATCAAGAATGCCATGATTGAAAGCATGCTAGCTGATAAAATCACAGCGGGCACGCTCAACGCTGCGAATGTCAACATCATCAATCTTAATGCTAATAAGATTGTTGGATTAGATGCCAATTTTATCAAGTCTAAAATCGAGCTGGCTCTAGTAGAATGGCTGAAAGGCAAGGTCATCACAGCTCAAAACGACGCGATGAAAATTGACTTAAATAATGGTCAATACAACGTCATGACAGACCAAGCAGCGATTAGACGTGTGCTAAATGGCTATCCGAACCAGTTTTTAAAATTTACGAGCGAAACTGAGGGTGGAGCGCCAGCCAGCGTGACGGTGCTGGGTGCTAATCGGGATGGCACAGAAAATAGCAAGAATGACAGCTTTGCTGGAATTAGGCTGTTCAGCGGAAACAAGGTCGAGCGTACTGAAATCATCAGCGACGTTGTCAGATTCGCTACAGGGGCAGTCAACTATCGCGGCTGGGAAATGCGGACGCTTTACGGAAACGATAACAGGCAAGTCATTTTACAGCCATTTGGCAATGTGACGAGGTCAAACATTGTGGCAAATTATTTCAACGGCATTGACCTTGTCAACGTGCTAGAGACCCTAAATCAGATGATGGCCAATTTGGCAAATCATACAGGAAGACGGGATATCTTCGGACCGATACCAGGTCTTGGGGCTAGGAAGTATCAAAGATAAAAACGGAGGAAACATGAACGAAAATATCCAAGCTAAGCTGGCAATCGAAATTGCTAGCAAAACATTAACAATCGCTAAACTTGAAGCTCAAAATGAAGAGTTGCAAGCGCAACTACAACAAGTGCTTGAGCACAACACCGAGCTAAAAGAAAGACTCTCAGTCTATGAGCCACGCGCAGAAGAAGCGCCTGAAAGTGAGGTAGAAGCATGAGAAATTGGAATGTAGTAGGTAGATATCCCATCTACGACGAGGAAAACGAGATTACACATACTGAGATCGCTATCGCGTCCACCTCCGCAGGCTACGCGACCTTTACGGAGCGCGTGCTTGGCGATCATGCGAACAAGAGCGAGAAAGAGCTAATCGATCTGGCTCTGGAAGCTCTTTTTAAGTCCGAATTTTCGGACCGTGCCATGGCCGAGTCTGTCCAGAAAATCGAAGAGATGGATCAAGCTATTAAGGCTTCAAATGCCTTGATGGCTAAAATGGAAACAGCTATCGCAAGAGCAGAAGAGGCTGCTAACGAGAATCGTCGACTTGTTAAAACAGTCACGCTCACGCTCAATCAAATTATCGCCAATAACGGCGCAGACGAGGAGGAAGAACATGAATCGTCTAATCAATCAAATCAAGATCAAAATTAAAGGAGGATCAGCAATGATGACAAATTATTTCGCAATGCAAGTCAATTTAGGGTGGATCACCCTTGAAGAGGTCCCAAAACGCTATCGTGCCAAAGTGGCTGAGTTGGTAGAAATGTCGAATATCGGCAATTCGGATGAGCCAGCCTCAAAATAGGAGGCGGTGAAATGTGAATCATTTAATAGACTTTGTGGACAAGCTCACGCCTGTTCTAGTCGTGATTATCCCTAGCTATTTTAGCTATCGCAGCAATCAGAACAGTAAGGAAACCGACAAGCGAATCGAAGCCTTAGCCGAAGATTTAGGCGACCTGAAAGAGTCTGTGACCAATATACAAAATATCGGAAACAGAAACAATCAGGATCTAAATCTGATCCAAAAGGGTCTTCAACGGCTTCAGCGTTTTCGATTGCAGGAAAATTTAAAGAAGGCTTTAAGGCGTGGCCAGACTACCCAGCATGAGCTGGAAGAACTGTCCCGCCTTTATGAGAGTTATGTCGAGCTTGGTGGTAACGGTGCTATCAAGCTTTTGTTCGAAAAATTCTCGAAATTGCCAATTAGAGAGGAGAAAGTATGAATAAGATTAACTGGACAGTGCGCCTGAAAAACAAGAATTTCTGGCTGGCTTTGGTGCCCGCTATCGCTTTGCTTTTGCAGGCTGCGGGCGACATTTTCGGTCTTAAGCTGGAGCTTGGAGTGACGATTGATAAGATTTTAGTCTTTATCAATGTACTCTTTGCTTTGCTGGTTCTCGTCGGGGTTGTTAACGACCCAACAACAGCTGGCCTGGCTGATAGTCAACGGGCTCTAAATTATGACGAGCCTAAGAAATAATATAAAAGAGCAGGCTCTGAAGCTTGCTCTATTTGCTTTTGCTGCGACTTATTTTTGGTTTGCGGCGTTTGAAAAATTGAAAGGAAAATAAAAAATGACAAAAGTAACTGATTATTCAGAAGGAAATTTCCGTTTTGGCTTTGGGACAAAACTTTATCTAGCTCGCAATGAAGAAGCACAAGTGCGAGCTCACATCTCTACACCCGCGACACAGCGCTGGGATAATGGTCAATATACTTTGACTGAGAGGATCGCAGAAGGTTTTAAGCCTGCGCATCCTGTATCATTTACAGCTAAGGTGATTTCTCAAGGCAAGATCCACCCTCAAGCTGCGATTGACTTCGTCTTGATGCCAGATGGCCGTGTGCTGGTCAATGCTAGCAATGTGCGTCAGCTGCCTACACCTCTTGAAATTGTTGGAGAGGTGACATATATCATCGACGCGAGCCAATTTGATAAGTAAAATGGAGGGAAATAATATGACAACAGCAAATGAACTTGTACAATTTACGATTGGCCTAGCAAACTCAGGTATGGGTGTTGATAAAGATGGATTCGCAGGCACTCAATGCGCAGATTTGCTAACCTATCCATCAAAACACTTTTTTGGTGTAGATTTATGGGGCAATGCAGCTGATTTGCTAGATTCGGCAGAAGCCGCTGGCTGGGAAGTACACCGCATGCCAACTGACGAAAACCCACGGGCTGGAGCATTTTTCAATATGAATGCTTGGTTTGGTGGTGTTAATTATGGCCATTGTGGTATCGTCATTGAGGATTCTGATGGTATTACTATGCGAACCGTTGAGCAGAATGTCGACGGTAATGCTGATGCTTTAATCGTTGGAGGCCCGGCTCGATACAATAATCGAGGTTTTGATGATGTGATTGGTTGGTTTTATCCACCATATAGCGAAGGCACAGCGCCAGTCACTCCTGCAGATGTAACCCCAACATCAGATGAAATTGAACTTACGCCTGAAACTGGAACATTTAAGGTAGGAGAAGCAGCAATTAACGTCCGTCGTGCACCAAACCTTAATGGCGAAATCGTGCATGTCTACGAACCTGGGGAATCTGTTAATTACGACAGCAAGGGTTCGGCTAACGGCTACCGCTGGATCTCTTACATTGGGGAATCTGGCAATCGTAATTATATGGCTATCGGCCAAACAGACGATGCAGGAAATCGGATTACCCTTTGGGGAGATTTGAGCTAAAACAAAAACGCAGCGGAAACTGCGATAAAATAATACTTTCTTAAATTTTAATCTACCCCAGCTTTTTAGCTGGGGCTTTTTCTGTTATAATGGAAAAATTTAAAAATGTCCGCTGTAACGGACTTGGATAGGCCGACATCGATGCCGGTCTGTTTGCGCGTGATTTTTCAAGCGAAAGTCAAGCGAAAGTCAAGCGAAAGAGGGGCAAAAAAGGGGCATAAGTAGTAAACTTTTGTATTTTTATGATAAGAAGCAGATGTGTTTTGCAACACATAAAGGCTTATTTTATAGGGTTTTATCTCATTGTATCGTATTCATTTTATTGCTAACTATATCCGTACAGTACGTTAATTTATTTCATAGTATGCAAAAACCGATAGATCCATTCTATCGGTTTATTTCTTGTTCTAGAGTTTTTAATTGATTTCGTAATGGATATTCTATATCACTTTTTCTCTTTTCTAGATTCTAATGCCCAACCGATTATCCAGCAGCAGACTAGCAGATAATTTTCAATCCAGCCCAGTAGGTTTGCTTGATTTGCTTCTTCAAGATAGCCTAGCAGATGGTTGGTACCAAAGCCGAGTCCACCCAGAATCAGTGCTAGCAGGATCATACGCAGATAGAACCAATCATACTTTATGTTAGCGGCAATTACTAAAGGCAGAATAGCCAGATTCCAGAAACCAATTTCCCGCTGCCAGTAGGGAGCTAAGCCGTAGATGGATTCATTGCCCAAAAGCTGGGGCTGGAAAATCTGGATCATAGCTGCGCCCAGCATAGCTAAGAACAGTAAAATGAAAATCACTCGTAAAA